GGACGACATTTCTAGTTTTTTGAAAATGTTGAAATACCTCGTCACTCTCCCTGTGCTCTTGGTCAGCTATCCTCTTAAGATCTTCAGGAAACTCACTGAGTTCTTGAACAGACCACAATCTGAGCTACAAGACATCGTCGACTCAGTAGAATACTCCAAAGATCACTCTTTCGTCCACAACTCTAGTGCCATCTTAGACTTTTGCGGCAAAGCCTCCAGCATCAACCATGACCGCACTTTGGTGTTACGCGGGAAGCCAAATCTCGATTCAAGCTACCTGAACGATCAACCGCCCGATAGAAACGATATCTTCCACTCTTACCTAAAGCGACACTTCAATGCAAATAACTACAGGGAAAATAAGTTTTTCCGCAATCTTCGCATTTCCGCCATCATAGACACGAAACCGAAACTCACGCTTTCTTTCGACTCTAAACTGTTTGCTGAGGACGACACTATAACCAGAGATTTCGGTGGGAAGATTTACTCCGATGATGTCTATTTTTCTGCTCTCTCAAGATTAGCCGACCGTGACAAGTGTTATTACTCAACTCTTCCCTATTGTGAAATGACCCCACCACCCCTTTCTTCTGTCACCCGAACCGAGCCTGTCACTCAGGTAAAAACTGATCCGGTGCTGCCGTCTAACCCGCTAACTTCGCCCACACAACTTATCAATCGATTCCTCAACATCATCTCTCCCGAGTCTATCAAAGAGCCTCTTAGTCTTCCTGGGCGGATTGGTGCAGCCGTCAGTTTATCTGAAACTATGCCCAACACCCTCGATGGTTCCACAGAGCACTCTGTCTTTCACTTGAAGAACGCTCAATTGACCCCAGTTAGTGTCGCCGCGGCCGACGATGTACGTACTAAGGTACTCGCCAGCGTCAACGAATTTCTTAAAGATCAGATCTACTCCGCGACTGACAATGTGGTTGATGTCCGAAAAGAAGACAAACAATGCTTCGATGAACTCACTCAGTTCAAACGTACACTAGAAACTATCGATTTCGCCAATTTCAGCCACAGCAAACAATTGACTTATATAAATGGCGTTTGGGGAGCCGGGAAAACCGTTTACATGACCGAACTTTTCAACCCCGCCTCTGACGCTTACACTGTCGCTTTCAAAAACGTGTGCGGTGACACCAAATTTGCCCTTCGCAAATTGCATGGTGACACAACTGAATTGCTATGCGAAACCTTTGCTGTCTTTCGACAACACTTACACTCTTTCAACGGAACATTGTTCATTGACGAAGCCCCCGCTATAAGGCTCGGTTGGCTCCTCTACCTCATCATCAACTGTAATGCCTCGAAAATCGTGATGTTCGGCGATCTCCGGCAATGTCTCTCTTACTCGAAAAATTTCCCTCTCCAACACACATTCCCTGATTTCCCTCTACCTCTCACACTCTACACCCTCAACGTTACTCTAAGAATGAGAGGCCCGGTCTTCGATCTCTGCAATGCCTTGAATGGTCAACGTTATTCCACCATTTCACGAAATCAACCCTCCAAAATATTCATTCGTCGCTCCCTCCCAAGGAATGCCGATGTTGTATTGTTCATGCAGCGCTCATCCGCCAATGCTGTCAACGAACTTGTCCCTAGTTGTACTTGGGCCAGCTCCCAAGGTATTTCCAAAGACGTTGTCGCCATCGTGTTCGACAAATTCGCGGACCAAAATTTCCTTAATTTTAGGGATTCCGCCAATGTAGCTTTCTCCAGAGCTAAATCTGAACTTCACATCGTCATCAAAAATATCGAATTCGCCAAATCCACCATCAAGACTTTCCTAGACTACCATTCCATAGATTACGACTGGCAAGCTTTTTCAGGCGAGATCACCGAGGACCTGAGGGATTTTTAACGACTGTCGGCGACTTACGAGTAAGTAGGACCGTAATTCAGCCTTACGATCATTTTGAACACTTCGAACAAGAGATCGGTTACGCATCCGACACCTCAAAAAAATTTCAACAACTGCATCAACACTCTCTTTCATTGGCCAACACCCCTTACACCCCTAAACTTCTTTTGGATGACCTCTACATGCTCGATAATTCCTTAAAGTATAACTACGCCACTCAAACCTTTTCTTCCAACATGGCTTCAGTCAACGCTCGTTACAACTCATCCGCCTCCATCAAAACCAACAGCAAAACATTCGCCACAACTATAGTCAAAAACTTGTTCACCAAAAACCTCTTTGACCCTCTTGATTTTGATTGCTTCGCCACGCATTACTGGAACAAGATACACAAAAAATTCAAGTCTATGCTGTCGAAGAAACAACATTGCTCTATCAAGAGCATGTCCGATGTGGAATTTGAAAGGAACATTTGCCAATTTTTCGTGAAAGAGCAATATAAATTTGAACCCAAACCGGAACTCAAAGCTCCGCAAGGGATAATACCTTGGTCCAAAGCAAAAGTCGTATCAAACGTCATTTTCATGAAATATATGGAATACGTTCTCACAAACACCAAATACTTCAATATCCCGAGTTTACACAAGCCCAAAGTCAACAACCAATACTTCTCTGCTAACTTTCAACCTGAGCAACACTCCTTCTGCTGCGACATATCCGGTTTCGATCGGACACAAAACGGCACCTCTCTCCAAGCTGAACGACTTTTCGTGGAGCACGTCACCTCGCCATTCATGAACAAACTCACAGACACTTATTTTCAAAATAGATCAAAATACACTATAGTCAACGAATTTGTCCATTCTGTTCTTGAATATATTAAAGCCAGCGGCGAACCCGGCACACTCATTATGAATACGTTGTGGATCCTGCTACTATCTAATTTCTATTTAGACATCGATTATCAATCCCCAGGCCTGATTGAATTTCAAGGTGACGACAACATCATAAATAAACCCTACACCATCTTGCTCGACAGATTGAAAATCTTGAAAAAATATTTTTCTCTAGACATGAAAGTATATGAAGGTTTGTACCCTGAATTTGCCGGTGA